ATTTGTGAGCGGATCGTTGTACCGGTATAGAATTCGCCCCGACCTGAGCCGGTCGACAGTGACGCGATCGGGATGCATCGGGAGTAATTGTTCAACGGCCGCGCGGCTTCCGGGGATGATCTCGGCGTAGGCGTTGCCCCGCAGCTCGAAATGTCCCTGCATGAGCTGATAAAACTCGAACGCGGTCTGGTGCTGATTGGGCTGGGTGGCCAGAACCTCATAGAGCGGATAATTGGGGACGGTCTTCTTCCCGCCGTCCGAGGTCTCGGTGAAGATCTTCACCGGCATCATGGCGACGTTCCGGCTGATGATGTTCACGCACGCCAGTACCGCCGCAATTCGCTTGGCGCTGTCGGCGCTCACGCGCATTCCGGCGGCACTGGAGACTCCCAGCGGCCCGTACCAGAAATCATCCCAGGGCGCGGGCGCACCGGTCATGTCGGCGTGGAACTGGGAAGCCCCCCGGCTGATGCTTTCGATAAGGCTCATTTAGGTTTGGCGTACCCGAGGAAAAAGGAGCCGCCGGCGAGGAGTACTCCACCGGTCAGGAATCCAAGGGGATGCCAGGCGAGCCACGCGCCATAAGAGAACAGGCCGCAGCCCGCTACCGAGAGCGCGTCGTAGAGAGCTTTAGATCGTTTCATTTTTCAAACACTGAGAACGCGAGGGTCCGTGTATTTGCCGGTCTCGCTGACCAGCGCGCGGGAAAGTGCCATGATCAGTGCGACCGCGCCGTCTATTTTGCTTTCGGCCCGCGCTTTGCGGGGGAAAATATTTTCCTTGGCATCCTCGTGTCCGGTGAGGTTTGCAATCATCCAGCTAAGCGCCGGATTCCCGTCATGGTGAAGTCTGCCGTCTGTCACCAGCGCGTCCAGTTGCTTCATCGGCTCGCTGAGAAACCGGACCTGTTGAGGAATCTCGACCGCGATCGCCGGCGTCTTGGCCGCGACCGTCTGGGCATACTGTTCGGCGTTCCACGGATCGAAACACACTTCCTTCACCCGGAAGCGCCGAACGTCTTCGATCGACTCGTTGGTTATGACGTCGTAGTCGATTACATTGCCCGGCGTGGTGCGCAGGAAGCCACCGGTCACCCACGCCTGGTAGTGCTGAAATTCCGGCAGTCTGGCACGCGATTCGGGAAGGTAGTAGCGGCCGAAAACGTAGAAGTGGTCTTTGGCGCCCTTTCTCTTATCTGTGGCGTCGACGGCGATGCTCTTCCGGAAGACCATGACCCGGGCGGCGATGTCTTTTTTGCTGGCGAAATCGGACGCCATGGTGCACGGCAGGCCGATGAAATGCTCGGGGCGCAGGGTGGTATCGGCCAACTCGTTCCAGCGCTGAATATTGATGTATGCAAGATTGGATCCGACCCAGACATTCAGGTGCTTGGTCCGAAAAATGCCCTGTTTGCGCGCATCGGTCACGGCGTTTCGCTGCTGTGTCAGCAGAAAATCGCCGAACACCGAAACGCCGAAATTGGGGTTAGCTTTGCGGAGGGCTTCTTCGGAAGTCCAGTCGTCTCCCTCGTCGATCGTGTAGACGATGCCGAACAGCTCGTCGCGGTCAAGCGTTCCCGCCAGTACCTTCTCGACGTTCTCCTGCGCTGCCTTGCAGGGTCCGCCGATGTTGTCCCCTGCCGTGGTGATGATCAGCAGGAGAGGCTGCAGACGAGCGCCCATGCCCGTCCGGAACGTGTCGACAAGCGAGTCCGTATCGTGCTCGTGATACTCGTCGACGATTCCGCAGTGCGGACTGGCTCCGTCACCCGGCTTGCCGATCACAGGTTCGAAGCGCGAACCATCGGCGAGGATCGCCAAGTTCTCTGCACCCACGAAAATATCGAGGGCTTCTTTCAGATCGGGCGTGCGCTCGACCATTTGCTTGGCCGGCCTGAACACTTCCCACGCCTGCTTTTTGCTGGTGGCTCCCGAATAGACTTCTGACCCGCTCTCGCCGTCCGCCGCGAACATGTAGATCCCGATGCCGCCGGCCGTGGTGCTCTTGGCGTTTTTGCGGGGAACGCATATGTAGGCCTCGCGAAACCGGCGAAGGCCGCTGTCTCGCCAGACCCAGCCGAAAATGGAGCACAGGATGAAGCACTGCCAGTGCTCCAGTCTGATTTCTTCCCGCTTCGCCGCCCAGTGACCCTTTACGTGGGGAAGGCCTTCGATGAAATCGCAGACCCGATTCGCCTTCGCGTGGTCGAAACGGAATCGGTACGACGGCTGCCTGGCGGCATCGAGATCGGCGAGATGTCTTGCACACGCCAGCTTGACCCATTTGCAGGCAAGCATGTCGCCGGCGGCAACGTCGCGGGCATATTGATTCGCTCTGTCCGCATAGGCCGCGGCGTCAGTTGGGGCGGTCGCTGTCGGGGGCCTCGGCGAACTTCGAGAACCTGTTTTGCTTTTTACCCGTGGCAGTGGATGAAGCTCTTGTCTTCGATACCGCCGTCAGTCCCAGCTCGATCGCCCAGGCTCTGTATTCCTTCGAGGCGTCGCGGGCAATGTCGATATAGGGGGATTTGACGGGGTCGCCGTCCTTTTCGAATTTGACGAGCAGCGCCTTGATGTTTCCGACCGCCTCGCACCACTGCGCGTAATAGTGGCAATACCCAGCCAGCGCGGCCATGAATGCCGCTGTCATCACGCCGGCTTGTCTGAGGAGCGGATATACGCGCGCCCACTCGGTTTTCGCCAGGGGGCTCAGATATTCGGGGCAATCGACATCGACGTTTTCGAATTCCGGCTCCTCCAGTCGTCTACGCTGCGGATTGATTTTGTAGGCGCCACGGGCTTCGAGGAGCGCGGAAGGCGTCGGAGGACGTGCCATTGGGTCATTTTCGGGGTAGTGCCGTCATCATTTCCACTTTTTCATTTTGTTGACGTAAAAATTTGCCCTGCAAGCGGTCGCCCGGCCCAAAACGGTCAGAGATTTCATCCCCCCCGTCCTCAGCACAGTGGTGTAACATTCGGCCGGCCCCTGGCGGGCCAAGCCCGCGCCTGTATGACGTTGGCGGGCTTTTCCTCCATCGAGGATGGGAGGGCCTGAGTCGAACCGTTTCAGCCGAACGGGCGCCTATCAGCTCGGCGGGCGATGTTACAACGTGTGACGCGCGTCTGACTTCTCACCCGCGCGTCTTACTCGCCCCTGCCCGTCCGCACGTTGTGACACCTCTTGCAGAGTCCCCTACAGTTCGATTCCACCAGCCTCAGGTCGGGCCGGGCAGTCAGCTTGATGACGTGGTGGACTTCGTTGGCTGGCCGACGTCCGCAGTCCTCACAGATACGGTGGGCCGGGGTGGATAAGAACCACAGCCGGAATCGGCGCCACGCCCCGTCATACAATCGCGCGGTGGAGCTGGCACGAAAGTCGACGGACGCGTGTGCGGGGCAATATCCAGATTCGACGAGCTGACCGCAGCCGGGACGAGAACAGGGACGTTTAGCGCCAGTCGGCATGTTTCCCGGGCGTCTTCCTCGATCCCGTTTCCAGGTACGCGGTAAATCGCGGCTATCTCATCAAGGTTGAACCGGCGCCAGGCAATGAACTCGGCATCGTCCCGGCTTATGGCGATCGGTTGCCATTGCACTTCGCTGTCAGCCCTGCTCATAAACTTTGCGCGCCGCGGCATCCCGTTCAGCGTTTCGCATCTGGGCGTATACCAGCGTGCTCCTGATGTCCTTGTGTCCCAGCCAGTCCTTGATGTCATACAGGCTGGTGCCTTTGGCGACCAAGTGTGTCCCCAACGAATGCTTCAGACTGTGCACGTGTCGCAGGTGCTCGGGCAGGCCGGCCTTCGTCGCGTACCGATTGAACAGGACGTGAATCATTCCGCGGCCGATCCCGGCCGTTGCCTTCCCATGCGTCGCACGTTCGAACGTCGACGATTCGCGCGAAGTGAACATCGGCCCGGGCTGATTGCCCCGCACGTCCCGCCAGCTCGTCAGTGCCTTGTGCTCTGCAGGCGATAGCGGGAACTCGCCCGCCAGGGAACCCTTCAGCCGGAACACGTAAATTTTCCGCTTCTTCTGATCCCAGTCGCTCCACGGAATGCGGCCGATTTCCGACGCGCGTAAACCGCGCCAGTAGGCCAAAACGAAGATAGCGTGATCTCTGGGGCTTTTTACGACGCCAAAAAGCTGCTTTAACTCTTGTTCCGTCAGGTATTTACGTGCCGACATTGGAGTTAGACAAAATACTGAAATTGTGCAACCCGCCGGGCCCGCCGATCGATTCTAAAGGGCTTACGAGGGACAAAACACAGATCGAAAATCACGTAATGTGCAACTGGCAGGGGTTTCCCCTGCGGGTTCTAACGCGCTACGCGCCTCTGGGTCACACCGGCACAGTCTGTTAGTCGGCGCGACCGAAAAAGAAAATCGAAAATAGTTATTGACAAACCACCGGCGATTAGCTAATCTCAGTCTGTAAGCAGAAACGCTGTTACAGCAGCGAAAGAGGAAAGCAAAATGAGAACCGCACTTTCAAACGAGCAATTGAGAAGCATCGCCCCGAGCATTTTCGCCACTCAGCCTTATGACAAGGTGAGCGACCGATACTCGTTCATACCCACGATTGATGTAGTCGAGAAAATGCGCACTGAGGGTTTCGCCCCCTTCAGCGTGACCCAGAGCAAGACGCGCGCCCGCATTCAAGGAAAACCAAATGCGAGAACTACGCGCGCTATTCGTGTCATTCGCTAAATTCGCAGTCCCTCAGCCGGACCTGCCCCATGCGGTTATCACCGTCGCCGAAAGTCTCCAGATTCACGCGCTGATTCGATCGGCGCAAGGCTCCCTCAAGTCCGCCAACATCGAAACGGACAAGGCGCATTCGCTGGGAGCTTACCTGCTCGCCGCAAAATCCAATCTTGACCGCGCCATCGAGTCGTTCAGCGCGAGCTACCCGAACGGAGGCACGGCATGAATCGCGCCCAGCTGCTCGAAAGGTACGAAGAAGCCAGACTTGCCCAGGGCGAATTCTGGGACGCACTTTCGGCACTCGAAGAGGCGATCGGCTTCGAAATTGACGGAACCCGCGATCTGGCGGATACAGACGTCGACGCCCTCTTGCTGGCAGATGAAATAGCCCGCGAGTGCGACGCGCCCGAAGAGGACAACGAGGGAGAACAGCGCGACGATGCGGCGAAAGCCAAGTCGCTGCGCAGGGCATTCAAATCGAAAACGAGGAAAGCAAAATGAAAAATCTGACGTTATCGGGCCACTCTGAATTCAAAGGCAGGAACGGCTACGCTCGCCTTGCGCGCGTCACGTCCCATCAAATTCCGACGCTGGGGCAGAACGAGCCGGCTTTGCGTCTGAGCATCGGGTTATGGAGCAAACGCGCGGCTGATAATTCGTCAGCGCTAATTGAACTCACCGGCGAGGATGCGCACGCGCTCAAGGCCTGGTTTGCAGACCTGGCGATACCGGAATTCCCCCACGCGCCCGTAGGCGCCGGCCACTGCGACGTGTGCGGGCACTACGGCGACGATTGCACCGGCAAACTGGTGGCGGCATGACCGCCACGCGCGCCATGGTTCCCGTGCTCCTGTGTTTCAACGTGGAGCACGAAGAAGCGGTGACCGATGAGCAGTTCGCCGCACGCGCACGCGCGCTGATCGAGTTGAACCTGGGAAAGATCGGGCTGGAGGAGGAAACGATATGCAGCGTTTCGCTCCAGATGAGGGACGAACGCGGCCGGGATCTCGAAGGCGCGGTCTACCCTTCCGATTACCCGTGGTGCGACACGATGGCACACGCGCGGCCCGATTGGGAATGCAGCAAGGCGGAGCCGACAGCGTGAGACGGCGCAGGGGACTGCGGGCGCAAATGGCCCACTACAATGCCATCGGACGCGAACTGAGGCGCGCTGCCGAAGCCCCAGGCGTCGCTACGCGCAAGTCTGGCGCGTTCGTCGAACGACACGGCGGACTGGCGATCTACTGGGACTCGGGCTATAAGGTCGAAGGCGATCCGGACGGAAACTTCCGCACGATCGCCGCCGCCCGCGCCTTGATCGATCAGCGCCAGAATAAATATTGACAAACCGCCAGTGGTTTGCTAATCTCGTCTTGTAAGCAGAAACGCTGTTACAGCAGCGGAAAAAGAGGAAAGCAAATGGATTACAAACACGAATACGAATTGCTGCGTGGATTCGTCGAATCCGTCGCTGCCGGGGACATGAGCCGGACGAGCATGATTGCCCAAGCTGAGGACATCCTCAACACTGACGACGACGAAGAATTGATCGATCACGACCTGGAAACCAAAGACCGCATGATGGAGGCGAGATGGTAACCAGGACGATCACCCTGCACGCGGCGAGCAATTCGCCCGCCGGAAAATTCTACACCGTGGATATCGCGCCCGCCGGGGGCGATCTGTTCACCGTCGATTATCACCACGGCGCCGTTGGCGGACGCGTGGCGCACGGAACGAAGACGAAGACGCCCGTACCGATGGGCGCCGCGGACAAACTCTTCAACGAGCTTGTGCTCTCCAAGGTGGAAGGCGAGAGTCACTATCGCCCCGTGGCCGACGCTCCCACCCAATACGCCGCCCCGCCGGCCGTCGAGCCCGATGTTAAGACAGCAGTCTGCCTCCCGCCCCGTCTGCTGAACGATGTCGTGGAAAGTGAAATCGTCGAACTGACTGCCAGCGATTACTGGTATTCCCAAATCAAGCACGACGGCGACCGCGTTCAGCTCCACGCCCGGGACGGCAAGGTTACCCTGTTCTCCGCCCGATCCGGCAAGACGCGGGCATGTCCCAAGCCGATCGCCGACATGATCGCCAACTATCCTGCCCCGCTGGTGCTCGATGGCGAACTGGTCGGCGATGTCCTTTGGGTATTCGATCTGCTCTCCGCCATGGGCCATGACTTCACGCCCGAGCCCTATTTCTCCCGGATGGAATCGCTGGAACTGATCTTGGGCGTTATCTGGAATCGAAGCAACACGGGCGCGACATCGATCCGCTTGGTTGCGACCGCCAGAACTCACGCCGAGAAATACGCGCTCATCGCCGACGCGAAACGTATCAGCGCTGAAGGCGTCGTCTTCATCAAGGCGACCGCACCCTATGAGGCAGGACGCCCTTCGAGTGGCGGGAACAATCTCCGCTGGAAGTTCCTGGCGTCCGCATCCGTCGTTGTGACCGCCCATAACGTGAAATGCTCCATGGTGGTCGCACTCGGGGACGCGTCGCCTATCGGGACTGTCTCAATGCTCGGCAAAGGGACGCTGCCGCCCGTGGGCGCAGTGATCGAGGTAACTTACCTGTACTGCCAGGGCTCGCTCGTCCAGGCCCGCTACAAGGGACTGCGCAGCGATCTGACGGCCGCGGACTGCACGCGCGCCAAACTTCAATTCAAAGGGGGAATCGATCCACTCGTCTAAACCCCTGGCGTGTACCGGCGGAGTTACAGCCCCGCCGGTACAGACTGCGGACACGAGGAAAGCTTATGCCCTACAATCCTTGCCAGAGTCATCATTCTACCGACCGCCGGATGTCCATCGAATCCGCGCGCCTCCAGCACGGCGACCCTGAGGGCGACGTGATCGCCTCTTACAGTGCCGATATGATCCCGGACAAGAAGTCCAGAATCCGCAAGCCCTTCCACTGGCGGAACGCTCTATGGTGTTGCGTCGGCATCTCCGGCGATGAGGCGAGTGCGTACCTCCTCACGCCCCTGGCGTCCTTCGCCTCGCCCACCACGACTTATGCCGAAAAGCTGGGTATCGATCAGGGCGACTTCGCCAGAGCCGATCCAGGCGGTTTCTATCACGGCATGAGGGTGAGCAGCGGAGGCGCGACGTTCATCCTTACCGGCCCGGAAGTGACGCTCACGGCGACCGCTCCCGAGCAAGGCAATCTTTTTGAGTGACCCTGATCTAATTGACAAACCGCCCGTGGTTTGCTAATTTAGTCATGTCGCTGTTACAGCAGCCGAAAGAGGAAAGCAAATTGACAATGACCAGGCACGATCCCGTTATCACCGCCACCCTGGCGGGCTGCACGTGCGGACGCTGGGGCGGGCCCACTAGGATCAAGTTCGAGCCGCAGGGGACTTACTC